CTGAAAGAGCAAATGTTCCATCATTCATGGAGAAACATAATTCCTCTTTATTTTTAAAGACATATATCTTTTGGGTATTATCCGCTTTCAGTAGTGTGTATCCCTGTGACAGAAGAACGTCTCTATCCGACTCACTGAAAGCATATATGAATTTTTTCATGAATCATCACCGCCTATCCCCAATCAGAGCTTTGTTCTGAGGACTGTTCACCACTATCTGTCAAATCTGTTTCGTCTGACTGAGGTCTGCCACCTTCATCTGTCGGCGCATCACTATTGATAGATGTGGTATTACCACTCATCTGTGTGGAACTCTGGATTGGTCTAAACATATCTTGCAGACCCATAACCTCTGTTTCAAGGAAACTCATAGCATCAAGCTCCGCTTGTCCAAGTCCCTGTGATGCTGCATACATTGCAATCGTAGGGAGTCCGTAGGAAGCGGCTTTGAGATACGCGTCGCCCATTTCTTTTCGGTTATATGGAGAAACATCCAGAAAAGTAACCTTAAAATTCTTTCCGTAACTTTGAGCCTGTATAAATCTGTTTACAGCGTCTTCGATGCTTCGCACAATGCCGAACGTGAGACTCTGGTCAGCTTTTATAGATAATGAAAGAGCATTAGCAGATGCCTTTTCATTATTAAACAAAAGAGAAGATACGCCAGCAGATGTGAAAATATTCTGTTCAGCGTCTGCGATAGTATTAGTATCTCCGGTATTTGATTTCTCAAAGCCAATCTTTGTAATAGGCATCGGTGTAAGAATAGATCCAACTTCTTCAGGGAGAACAGAATCTAAGTTCTTCCAGAATTCTTTTGCCTTATTCAGATCAATACCCCAGTTGCCGTCTTTATCCATTGGGAGTGCCATTACAAGCATTGCATAGTTTTCCAGTGCTGTTTTTGTTAATTTCAGTTGCTTATAATCCTCAAGATCATACAGTTCTCTTAATATACCGATGAATGGTGGTAAGGAATATGACAGAATATCATTGTTGACCTTGATAGCAAATGAGGTCGGAGAATCCAGCTCAAGCCATCTTGAAGTACGCTGCTTCTGATAAACTGCATACTTCGTTTTAAACTCCTGCGGATAAAACTCCAATAAAGCACTGTGCGAATCGAAGTATGAGAAGTCGAAAGATACATTTAATACGTTTCCTTCGATTGTGGATATAGCGCAATAATCACTCGGCAACTGTTGGATAGTGATATTGTCATTTGTTACCCACATAGTTCCGTAGAATGTATCCTCTCGTAAGCAGACGGTTAGGATTTTCGGGAACTGAGTTTTAATGCTCATCGCAGACAGAGCATTTAATACCTTACGATAATTTCGGTTTATCGTTTTGGCATTGGTAGATTTAGGGTCAATCTTATACGGAGACACTACATATGCTAAATCAGACAGACTTGCAAAATACTGAATGATTCTTCTAAAATGAGAAGAAGCACCATATATATATGTAACAGCATTGCGAATCTGTTTCTCATATGTATATGGGTTAGCAAGATATCCCTGTACATCCTCTTTTGAATACAAAGAAAATGTTGGGGTAGTAGTGTTGTTATTAAGATCCCTGGTAATCAACCTGTTTAAAACAGCAAACTTACTAGAGATTCCTATCATACCGGAGAAATCTTTGACACTAGAATCTCCAACTTGCTTTTGTTCCGCCATATAATCCATTCACCGCCTTTCTTTTATAATTCGGAGCTTTGATGATGAACATATCGGACGCTCCATCTCCGAAACTCTGACGTTTGTTCATCTTATTTTCAATTTGCATAGCTACATAGTAGTTGTATGAAAGACTTGAGTATCTATCCTTACGCATTCCAGTACGTTCTGTGATTTTGATTTTGCCTCCAGACTCCTCATACAGGAGTTTCGTAAGTTCATCGACAAGCAGTGTCGTATGAATATACGGAAGCTGTAACGCCATCTTGTCAGAATCAGAAAGAGAGTTGTACCCCCTGATTTCAGCAAGATATTTTTCTGCATCATACTCAGTAGAGAGAAGACGCATTCGTCCACTTCTGAATGCTTCACGGAGCATAAATGCACAGTCTGAGTTAAACTGAGCGCTTGCCTTGATAGACCAGATTGCTTTCTTTGCTCCTACGACAGTACATCTTGAAGCCATCTCAGCATTATTGCAGCAAGACAATGCAGGATACAATTCTCCTGTATCTGGATTTACCATATCTCTAGCGAGAGCATCATAAACTCCAAGACCTAATCCGTTTGTATCCAGAACTATGTAGTCACATTTGTAATCCTCATATAGTTTGCGAATATACAGAGCTTGTTCATCTGTACGCATTCCCTCACATGCATCTGCATACACAATATTACTTGAGTATCGACCAGCTTTTGAAGGTTTCATCTGGTTAATGAAGATCGCTGTAGCATCGTTGTTATTTTTTCTACTTGACATAAGAGCTATATCCGCAGACAAAACTCTTACTTCTCCATTATTCCTTTCCTGAATTCGGATATTCTGAGAATTATTTAACTTTGATGCAATCTCGTCTGGAAGCATAGGATATTTGATGGTTCTGTTTTTGGAAATAGTAGGGAAGTCGAAGAATGCACCGTCTTCCGATCCATACCACAACGCATCCATCTCCATGCTCCATTTGATTTCACTAAAGTCACTTTCTGACATATCGTCTGCTACCTGCTCTGGGTCAAGCAAACCTTCCTCTATAGAAAGTTCATACGGGAATCCACACACGAATTGCCTTCGGTTCTCGTCCTTCATGATTTCAAATGTGTCCATGCATTTTGTATAAGACCAATGGTCTTTAAAATAAGCAGAAGATAAGTACATGGTTAGATTCTTTTCTTTTGCATATTCGATTTTCTTTTCTGCGTCAGTAAGTTCCTCGTATCTAGGCATACGTCTTAATGTAAGGAACTTCTTCAGGACAGTATCAATAGTGTCTTTTGAAATCAGTCTGTACTCATCCAGAAGTAAAACATTACATCGGTTACCTCTGGCATTGTCTGATGCCGTTACGACCTTGATTACGCTTGTGTTAAAGAATACAATCTGAGCATTGGTTCCGTTGATTTTTGATTGCTTATCATCAATCTCCGCACGCAACTCATATGATTGTGGCTTTAGTTCGAGCATTATCTTTTCAAGCACGTTTATAGCCTGACCCCTGGTTCCGGAGGCAATACATATTTTTGTTCCCGGATACAGGATGCACCTAACTACGCAATAGATAGCACTTAGGTATGTCTTTCCCAGACCACGACATGCTATCAGAACAAATGTCGTGCTCCAAAACATCATTGTCAGCAAGATTCTTTGGAATAATTTCAACTGAATATGGAGATAGTCTTCGGCAAATTTGTCTGGATTGGCACGATAAAAGGCGCCCCATATAGCAGCGCCTTCCATAACAGATTCATATCTGTCCATTATTCATCACCATCCTGACTTTCCGAGTATGCATCAACTAACAATGTTTCATCATCCTCGTCTTCATATTCAGGTTTCTCTACACGCAGTCTGTTGATTTCTTCTTCATACATTCTGGTATATCCGTTCTTTACTCCAAGCATCTTGCATACATGTCCAAACCATGTAAATACATACTTCTTGATATGATTTACGTCCTGTAGAGATTTATCAATCTCAGGAAGAGGACGCTTGTTTTCATATCTGAATAACCATACTCCCATAGGTGTATTTGCTATAGAAGAATCCATTTCATCTGACTTCTTCTGAGCAGGCTTGAGATTCAAACTACCAATAAGAGTATTTAATGAGTTTACGCTCTTATCAATAGACTTGCCAGCAGCGGCATCTTTTGAAATGCTAACTTCAAGATTGCAGAGCTGTCTCATCAAAACATCACTACCGATATCATTTCCTCCAGAATCTGAAAACGCATCTGGAAATTTTGAAGCATAGTATTTACGACGCTGCTCCAACTGGTCGTACATTTCTGGAGAATAACCAGATCCCCAAAAATCTATAACATTCTGTGGGACTTCAATGTTTTCGTCTTTTTCGTCATTTGATTCAATATGATCTTCCTGCTCATCACTCAGTGATTCATCATCCACATGTTGAGCATCAAAAGACCACAATGTACCCTCGTCGAGTAATGTATCGTCGTAACTCTTCCCTGCGCATGATACGCTATTGATACGCACGATGTATTGTGTCATGATAGAACGCACAGAGCTTTTCTTTGCAACACTATCAAAAATATTTTCGTTCCAGTATAGATCCAGCTTTCTGCAAGTCTGTCTTACGGCAATCTTTGAATCCTTACATTGAGCAAGATACTGGCTGTATATTTTGTCCACGCACGATCTGCAGTATGGTATGTACCCTAAACCTTTGTATAGTTCACCATAACTTACTGGAAAATGACCTTTTCTTTTCGGATATCCGGTTCCGCATGTCGGACAAATTACTTTATCTGTATTCATCTCTAAAGCCATTATTCATCACCTTCCTCTTCATCAGATTCGGCTGACTCATAATTTGCGAGCCGTTCTTCAAGAGATAACTCATACATCTTCGCACACATTTTTAAATCTTTTCCAGATTCAAATTTAGGTACATACCTACCAGATACCTCAACCTCTTCGTGTGTCACTGGATGTTTATTTACTCTTGGCTTTCTGTAATTAAGTGAGAGAGTACCGAATCCTCTGATTGATACAGACTCACCTCTCTTCAAACTATCACCGATTACCGCAAGGCATGTATCCATTACAGCCTCGACATCATCGTATGTAAACAGAACACCTTTATCTGTTTTCTTGACGACGAAATCTTTTGAATTTCCTTCATCGTCTGATATATGGAAGACCTGTTTTTGAGATGATACAGGTTTCCGAATATCATTTTCTCGCATTACATTCGCAATACGACGGACTAATTCCTTTCTATTCATATCCGTAATCTCCTTTACATCTAATTTATAAGTCTTCCAGACCTTTCTTTTCTGGAACTACAATGTCTCCGTCTTTGAAATACATTCCAATCTGTTCGTCAGCGTCAATGTCTTTGTAAATTTGAACCATATCGGATGATTCCCATGCGACAATACTCTGAATAACACCATCAGGAATTCCTGCTTTCGCCAGGCTGGTTGTGAAGTAGTGTCTTAAACTATGAATGTATGCTGGCTTACCAGACAGTCTGGAGAATGTATTCGACCAGCTATTGATTGTTGATATCTGAATGTGTTCACTTGGATTCTTTGCATCAGGGAAAAGCCATTCGCTATCTCCGTATTTGTTTAGTCTGTGATTTCTCCACATATCCAAATATGGGTTGAACTTTTTGGCGAGAGTGTAGCAGTTAATCATTTTCCCGCCGCCTTTACCTTTTGTTTTGATTGGATCGCTTTTATACAAAGCGCCACCGCAAACGAGTTTATCCTCATCGAAATCAGAGATTTTAAATCTGCACAGTTCGGATTTTCGTCTTCCGCTATACATTGCAAGGGCAAGATAACAGGCTTTCTCATAGTCCTTACGATCTACAAGCTTTGCAAGTAAAGCATCCAATTCTTCATCCTCCCATACAGTCTTTTCTCTGACTGGTTTGTTTGCAGGATTCTCCACTTTGTTAATGATATTTCTGAAATTTGGAAACTCGTCATCCAAAATATTCTCAACGAAGTTACTCATCGATGAGAGAGAAGCTTTAAGTCTTCTGACACGAGCTGGACTATTTTCATTTGAATTTAATAGCCAGTTCTGATATGCTACGATATTTCGTTTTGTCCAGTTTACGAAGAACGCATTGTTGTTATGTTGTAAACACCATACAAATGCAATTTGAATATCGTTTTCATATCCTGCGATTGTCGTTTCACTTCTTTGCACCGAACGAAGATAATCTTTAAAATCTTCAAGTAGCTGAGTATTTTCTGGATTCACTTGCGCCAGAAGCTCTGGGTTTGTGATTGAATTCATTTTTGTCTTACGTCCCATTGCGCAAGCACCTCCTTTTTAATATAGTTGAGTGGGAAGTGATGGAGTCGAACCATCCGAGCCAATAGGCAACTGTTTTACAGACAGCACTGCTACCTCTACAGGATAACTTCCCAAATAAATACCGGAGCATATCTCAGCTCCGGTGTGTTAAAGCTATGTAGTTTTCAAATCAATATCGTAATGACACACGATACCTGTATTATCACATACGCAAACCATCTGTTCTGGCTTGCCGAATATTCGTTTTTGGATGCAAAAGTCATCAATGCCTAAGAAGCTTCCAGCCATAACTGTCTTGACACCTTGTACTTCATCGCACATATTGTGGTGCTTATGACCAGACAATACAGCATATATTGGTTTCTGTGCCATTGCTTGTAATGCTGCAATTTTTGTTGGACTGCCGTCAAAATCACCATGCACCCCGACATAATTTTTACCACGAATATTTGTAATAAACATTGTTGCGTCAATACGGTCATATGTATTGATAGTAATGTTCTCAAAATCTTGGAGACGAGCCTCAAGATACCATTCAATTAAATCATCCATACGCTCATCGTATGGTGAGTTCTCTTTTGAATCCAATCTACTGTGGTTGCCAGGAACACTGATGTATGTAACAGTATTAAAATGAGAACTAAGTTCTGCAAGAAGCTCAGCGATCAATTCTGATACACCCTTAACCTGATCGATTATATTTTCTTTATTTGCAATCTGAATGGTTAAATGGATTCTTCCGGATATGCTGTCTCCACAGTTATATACAATGCAGTTATCACTGTGATGTAATTCTGCAATCGCAATAATTTTATTCAGATAAATACGCATCATTTTTCTGCATACATCCGGATTATATGTATTCCATGCATTATTTACATCGATGCCATAGTGAATATCGTTCAGACTCACGAGCAGATCATTAGATGATGGTTCTATATAAGCTGGTTTATATTCAAGCCTCGGCAAATCACCGCTTTTGATGGCATCAATCAGAATTTCATTCAGTTCTTCCTGACGAGACCGTTCTCTGACAACTTTATTGAATGCATTTCTTTGGTCAAAGAATTTCTGCCTTTCCTTTTTTAACTCGATGATTTTCTCATCTATATCAGACAGTACAGATGAATCTTCGACAGCAGCAATCTGCTGAGAGTCCAGCAACTCAAGCGTCTTTCTGCTTCCGTACATCATTCGACGAGCTACATCACTGGAATACGGTTGACCATAAAGCTTCTCGGAAAGCTCTACATAATCTGCATCAGCAAGAGTACGATCAACTAATTTACCATAAATAAGCCTCTTGTGATAATCAACAAGAGACTCCTGTGGCTGTCGTTCTATATTCATATTTTGCACCTACCCTTCGACGCACATGGAACGATCAATTCTGTATGCATTCAGAAATTCAATAATCTTTTCAGACTCTTCACAGAAGTAGTGGTGTCTTTCAGATTTTCGTTTCATTGTTCTACGGATATGCGCATCTGGGAAGCTCTTTAAAATAGCCTCCTTTTCATTCTTAGTAACTCTAACCATATTGATTCTCCTTTAACTCTTGTATTTATAAGAACTTCGCGTTCATATATTCCCTTCATACAAGCACCTCATCAAATCCCCATAATTAACTGAATATCAATAGGTTAGAGTGTATAGCAAATTTATATCGTGCTAAAAATATAATTTACAAGTCCGAATTTTTTCTACGCATGACGTAGTTTACACGCTGTTGAACGGCTATTTCTGTGGCACACGCTTTGCAGAATTTTTGCTTTCTTCCCTTTTCCGGGTCTGTATACTTGACAGTTATGCCACAGTTCTCGCATTCAAAGTATGGATTATGTCTATGCTTTCTATATTTATACTTCATATATTGGTATCCAAGATTCCTGAAGTCAGATACAGTAAGTGCAACATCTGACTGATCCTCACTAACGAAGCATACCCGAACATTCGTATTATCAATGCGCTTTGAGAATCTGATCAGACCGGATTCTTTCAATGTCCCATATAATAAGCACTGTCGTTTAATAGATGTGTTTATATTCGCAAGAGCCATAATTTCATTATCTTTATTATTTACCCAGTAATCTGTTTCTGGAGAAACCATATACCAATACTTTGCAAGACACAGCAGCGTGAAAGCTAATCGTTCAATCTGGACTCCATTCATAGATTCAATGATATCTAATTCAGAATCCGTAATTGGTATCTGGTCAATATCTACCGCCTCATATTTCAAAGCTGATGTAGCTGCGTATTCAAGCGCAGCATCCCATTTCGGAAGAGAAGCTACCGGGTCGCATTGTAATAGGAAGATATCCAGTTTCTGACGAAGTTCTTTTTTCTTTGTATACCCATTATCTATGTAATACCGTGCAACTCTACGTAAAGTTTCTGATGGTTTCTTTCCTAATGATTTGGACTGAATCATTTTTTCAGCCCAATCATTTTCTTTTAATACAATACTCATTCGTTCACCTCTAATTTCTTTGATACAATTTTAAATTTCTCACCGCAATAATTGATATCCCCGTCAGAAGCAATAGTAGGGAAGCTTATCATATTATTGTGATTTAATAAAAGATTATGTATGATTTCTGAACCGCACATGTTCCAGGCAAATCGTTTTGATGAATTTTTCTGATAGCACAAATCCAATACGATGTTGCACAGCGCCGATTCATTCTGACATATGATGTCACATAATTTTCTGAATTCTGCATTCATCTCGGACAATTCGGTGAATGCGTCGTACTTATCAACCTTTTCATTCTGAGCAAAGATGGTGTAGCTTTGCATTCTCTTGTTATAGTCTTCGTATAATTTTTTAATTGCTTTAAACTGTGTTGTTGTATATTCTGCAGAATCATTTTTCATAATGGTGTAGTCGAACTTTATTTTGGAATTGTGCTTGCTGATATACCCATCGAACTCTTGCTCGAATCTGCGGCATATCTTATTCATAACGCAGTCACCAGTTCCAACAGGCATTCGGTAATCGTAGTATTTTAAAAAGTCGGATTGTCTATCAGTTCGATCACTTTCTGGAATTGCTCTTAGCTCATCCACTGTAAGCTGAAACTCTCGCAGGCAATTACGATTTGTATTTTTTATGTATTGGTTGTATTGCTTCATGAGAGCTGGGTAGATGTATCTCATGAAGTATGGCTTCTTGTCTGCAACAATGCTTCTGTAAAATTCTCTGAGTTCATCATCCTCGATTTTATTAGCTGCGTGTCTGTCGTGCCATGTACGTGGCATCGGTTTACATATAATGCCCTTAGCCTTGTCTATAGCATTCTGCTGATAAAGCTGACCGCATCGGATACGATAGGAGAGAGTTTCGTATTCCACACTTCCTTTTGGATAATGTGAACGGACTTCAAACATCGAAGTGATGTAGTTGGTTGTCTGACCGATATCATTACCGAAACTTTCTATATTAGACCGGATGAAATCATCTTCGGTTGGTATTATCTTTGCAGCCTTTCTTTGCGCACACATCAATGCCGGGAGGACTTCCAATTTCTCAACCAGAATTCTGTTATCGCTCAACATCACAAGGTCGCCGTCAAAATCCATACCATTCAGAGCTGCGGCAGCAGTATCCCACGCATTAAATATTGTGCAAGTCGTCATGTACTGATACCAGTAATCAGCCTCATGGCTATGCACCGGATGAACCAGTCTGATATTATTATGACATGTCATTGGAGCACGAAAGCAAGCAAGCTTCTCAGATCTGTAGTCTCTCCAGTATTTGTTGTATATTTCTCCAGCCTTTAAAAGACCAGTCACTTCTAAACCAAACATGCTCTGACACAGTGCATATGGGTCGCCGGATACAATAGAGTAATTACCATGAACCTTGAGAACACCAACTTTTGCCTCGTCGATGCGATTCTTGATTAACTGATATACCGCATTTTGAATAAACGGGTCGTCAATCATACGGTTATCAATCATGATTGCCTTTACGAAATCATCGTCTAATCTTTCGATATTGGATTCATTCATTCCAATTCCTTTTAAGAAAAGAACAGTTTTGCGCCAGTCTCCATGCAGAACATCTTTAATTTCGTTCATTGTCGGAGCAATCAGTTCTTCAATCTCATCATCAGACAGGTCATAACTCTGGATGAACTGATAATTCAATGAATGTTCACTCTCTAGTTCCTTTGGACATGTCTTAGCGATTCCAAATGTATACCCGTTTGAGAGTGAATTCTTTACATAATCTTCGCAACTATCATAACTGTCCCAAAGCTTTACCATTGATGTAGTTAATATCAGCTCTACATCACGAATATCGAAATCGTTTCCCCACGCATCCTTGATAATGTATTTGCCGTCAGCCACCTTATCCGCAAAATCCACATAGTCAAAAGTGAAAGCCATTCCTTTCTCAAAAGAGAATCTAGTATTCGCTCCGCTTATGGTATAGTCAAGTCCAAGCTCATTGCTCCAGCGTTCTGCGAGGGACGGTAGCATCATACCAAAACCGTCTGACGCATCGAGGTCAACTTTTTGCTTCTCTTTTAACTCCATGATTGGCTCTCCATCGCACTCATCAGTTAAATGAACGATATCTGATAGGAAAGAGGCTTCACAGTCATTCACAACCGCAATTCCTTTTGGGAATGAAACAGGAGTAGAAGCACTGCATGTCAGAGCTTGATAAGCTTCGAGTTTTGCAGTAACCAATCTCTTCTCTTGGTTGCGCCCATTTGTAATTCTGCGATGCAGTTCATCGGAGACTTCTTCACTCACGAATACAATAGTGCTGTTTTTGATACCACCGTTGGTTCCGAGCAGTCGTCTGTATTTCACACCATTGATCTGGAATCCTTTACACGCACGGTAGTAGTCTTTTTCCTTATCGATAATTAGAGTGACGTAATCTGGTTTATACTGCAGGTGATCCAAATCCTCGTACAGTTTTTTTATTGCATGTCTGTTCTTTACATTATTTGGTGCGGAGCGAAGACTCTTGATTTCTTCCTTAATCTTTTTTGCTTCTGCGTCCGCATCTGTAATATCATTTAAGAAGTCAATCCAACGCAGTGTCTGACTATCAGCGAGAGATATCACTTCTTCATTACGTCTAGCTTCTTCGATTGGTAATGTCAGCCGCCAACGATGTTTCCGTAGGCGGCTACTATGTAGTTTGTAAATAAATTTTTGACAAGTAAGTTGCTTGCTAATTTTCAACACCTCATTTCAGTAAATTATATTATTAGCATGATATGATATTTTAATGAGCAAATTCATTGATATAGCTACGCCACGCATCTTCGTACTCAGAACGACCGTCCTTAATCATTCTCTCTACCATACGATCTGTTGGGTAGTCGTCATCTACCGGATAAAAATCCTCGCAAGGTATTGTTTCTTTGCAGTTATCTCTATATACACAGTTATTACATTTACGCTTCATTGATTGTATTTCCTCCTTTTGATGCTGTTTCAATCCAGTTTTCAAGCAGTGTTCTCATTCTTCTGCTCGGTATGTATAAATATATCTCATCGCCATCACGAATTGCAGATCGCCATATCCACTGAACCATAATAGACAGTGCGTACATGTCATTATCTGCTTCGATGCCATGTTTATGATAGAATGTCTTCTCACCAACATTCATAAATAGGTTGACCAAGTAAATCATGTAATGCCGGTTCCTGTATTGGTTCGTAGCTTTCATATTGAATCGCAGAAATGATTTCGTATATCCCTTTCCGCTGATCTTGCTCCGGCAGTCATTGAATGTTCCCCACATCTTTTCTGATGCTGGCATATCCCTCCAGATATTATTGATGCAGTTATTGACATTATTCCTCAACTTCGTTACTAAGTCATTGTCTTTTTCAAACCAGCTCATTGATAATGCATGGTAGCTATCCCCGATGCTATTTAGTTTTTCATTATCCAGAATGTGAATCATTTCTTTAAGATGACTTACATACTCCGGCGTATAGCCTGGATACTCACAGAAACTATATTCGCCATCATCCTTATGGATACCTATGTATTGATATGGGAGCTGATACATCTCCAAAAAATGATGCAGTGATTGCCCCTCAAATAGATAGGTCAATATAATTACATCCCTGAACGAAGTAATCAGTTCCGGCGGAAGCACCCAGTAGAATAGATGCGTACCAGACGTATCGTCCATCTGAATCAGCTGTCGTACTTTTAAGAACTGTCGCAGCTCATGATATAGCCTGCCATTATAATCTTCCTTAGCAAGAGAGTATGTATCTTCCTCTTTTGTAATTAGTCCAGAATCAATAGCAAGCTGCATATCGTCTGGGTGGAAATCATACTTCTCAAGCACATCTACGTTCTCATCGATAATCAGACGATACCCATACCTCTTGATGTCATCCAGCATATCTTCCGTATACATCTTAAATGCCTGATGTGTGGTAGTGATATTCTTACCCTGTTTAATCAGAGCAGCAGTATGTACTCCTTTTTTGAATTCGTACTGTTTCAGCTTGTCGCTTGGTTCTACGAAGTGCATGTCCTTGCATCCATTCTTGATTCGCTCAGCTTCTTCCAAGTACGGTGTTATGTATATGAACTTTTCATTTCGATGCTCATTCATATACGTGATAGCAGCACTGGACTTGCCAGTACCCATGATCGCATCACAAACTTGGATCATTTTAAACCTCCCTTTTACACCTTTTATTTGCCATTTTACAACTTAAAAGTTGTAGAATTTTTTGTAATCTGCTGACGCTCAGTAAGTTACAGGTGTGTTCATAATAACTAAAGAAAAGAAAAACACCATCTTTGCTTTTGATACAACTGCTACATGATAGAGCGTTAAATACAAAGCAGATTCAACATTGTAAATAATATAATTAGCATTATAATCCAAAAAAGAAAATCTGCAATGGAAACAAGCAGATTATTTATTTAGCATAATTATTATAACATTGTATGCAAGAAAAGTCAATATGCAAATAATATAATTAGCATGAATTTTGCAAGTAAATAATTTGCAGGATCAGGCTCGCTGGTTACCGTCTTTTCTTATTGGATAGCTATCTATTGATTTAAAAAGGAGCATAAGAAAATCCAATAACCAGCGGTGAGCCTTTGTGAAAAAATGCTGATTTTGGAGGTTTAAGCTGTATGTGGGAGATGAAGCGACTTCCTTATAGTATAATCTGACAGCAGACAAAAATACCATAACCACCGCCCCTATGTGCTGTAGTGGGAAAAGAGAACATAGACACAAGGACTTCGAAAAAGTTTCCTAGTGGGGAACGGTTAGAAAATGAAACGTTATAGAATTAGCTTGACATCTATAACAATTCATGTTATGTTATAGTTCCAAGATATATTTTTATATCTTACAACAACAACATAACAACC